TATGTCAGCCCAGATGTGAGACCAGAATCTGATGTCTGTGTTAAGTTAGAACATCCCATTTCTTGATATGGCTCTGAATAAAATTTAAAAGCTACTGAACCAGGTAAGATTCCACTATTTCCTATAGTCAATCCTCGACCTAGTCCAAAAAAGTTAGTAGCCTGGAAAACTCCAGATTCATCTGTGCAAGTAGAGCTAAAGGCATCAAATTTTCTAGTCGTATTAAAAAAAGCTAATCTTACCTCATCCGTATCAAGAGTATTTGTGGTAGCTGTGCTTCCAAAAACACCTCTTTTAACAGTTAATGTATTATTAGCTAAATCTTCTTTTGTTCCTATGGCAGTAACCTCCATGATTTCGTCTCTAATACGTATAAGGTCACCTATACGAAATAGATTGGCTGTGCAATTATCTGCATCTGTATATGGTTCTAAATAAACTGTAGTGTTACTAGCATTTCCTACTACGTTATCAGTGGCTGTAGTATTATCCACATTCGCTGTAGAATCTACATATAAATTTGCACTAGGAGTAGTAAAGCTAGCAACAACTGTACCATCATTTAAACTATCATCAGCAGATTTTATGATTCGAGTTGTAGGTAATACTAACCTTTCTCCTTGCCCTAAAACCATCTGGATATGTGTGCTACTTCCAGATACTGTAGTATCATTTGTCCATGTTGGAATTTTTAAAATTAAACCTAAGCCTGCATCACCAGTATTTTCTATTTCTATTTCTTTAGGTGCTTCTATAACAGCCCTTCTATCTGTAGCTGATGCTACCTCTGCTGTTTTGAAGATTTGTATATCATCGAGATTATTCACCTCCTGGTCCACCTCATATATAACATTTCCTTTTGACCTATTAGCTCCAAAAGTTCTTACTGATAATCCTGAATTGGACCCTGATGCCTCATATTGTAGTGGATAAATTTCTGTTAAGTTTTTCATTTAAATTCCTTCCTAAGTTAGATAGTATTTCATAATTAAATTTGCTGTAATATCACTTGTATCTGTTTCAGCTTCCACAAACCCTAAAACAACTCTACTTGCTGGAATTCTTTGATTATCCAGGGTTAAGGTGTCTGTTTTTATAGTTGATGATGTCGCACTGATAGATGATGAATATGCTATTCTTGTACCATTAGATAAATCACCATGGTTTGATGATACATCCATATCAAAATAATACAAGTTAAATTTCATACTTTGGCTTCCATCTGCTGTAGCTAAAGCTCTTACCTCTGTAACCTCAACAGTATATGGAGCATACCACATACAAGCTAAAATTGTTTTAGGTGTTCCATCTGTGCTTAAATCTAAAGTTGTTGCAGGATTAGCACCATTTCCAAAAGCACTTGTATCTTCTACCATTACTGCATCACCTCCAGACATTACAGGATTACATATCATTGGATTATGCACTCCTGCTGTAGGTGAAAAATCAAATAATGAAAATTCTTTTACCAAAGTATTTACATCATTTCCTAAAGCCTTTACTCTATCATTTACTGAATCACATTCAAGTAATACATTTCCATTTTTATCCTGAACATTAAAAACTGCAACATTATCTAAAGCTGGTTTTACCAGGGTCCTGGTAGTAGATAAAGCTAAAGAAGAGCTATTATCTTTACCTGTCTTAATAGTTTTTAGACCTGTACTTAGGCCAGCATTATTATTATCTGTATGAAGAATATCTCCATAAGTATTTTTAATTTTTTTTCCTGCAAAGCTAGCCATATTTATAAAATCCTTTAGTTTTTCCTATGGTAAATATATTACTAATACTTTTGATTTACAAATCACTTTGTTGTGATTAAGTGTATTCACCTGTTATTGTAATACTTGCTATTTGTAAAAAACTTGTAGGGTCTATTTGTATTTGCATAACCTCACCTGCACTAAACGTATTAGTTTCACTACTAAAATCCCACGTGAAGACTTGATGCAGGTTTGTTGTATCAAACCCAACACTTGATAAATTAACTGTGACTGCTCCTGAATATGCACTGCCTGCTTTATATAGTTTAAACGATGTGTTTCCAGGATTTACTGTTGATGAAGAAAGTTTTACAATATTAGCATATATTGTATTTATTTTTAAATCGTATGGTACTATAAAGTTTGTATCATCTACTGATGTATCAACTAAACTTGGTTGTTCAAAAGTTGAGCCACCACCAATAGGTATAAATTCAGCATTTGTACTACCGTGAAAAAAAGATGATGTTAAAAAGAATTTTTGATTTGCTATTACTCCATTATTAGTTATAGGTATATCAGTTCCTGCATCATTTGTAAAATATAAATTATTAGGTGTATCATTTTTTACCCAAAGCTGTCCATAACCTCCTGAATCAGAATGTGCAGATGACTGTTCTTTTTGATTAAATGAACCTCCTCTAACAAAAGCATTTGATGTAATGCCTTGATTAAAGAAGAATCTGCCTGAATTTGCATCTAATAATATATCTCCTCCTGATTCAAAATTAATTACTCCAGTTCCCTGTGCTTCAAAACCTAAATCATAATCAGTAGATGTTTGAAATTTTGCTGTGTCAGTTGTATTCATATCTAACTGTATAAATTGTGTATCATCTTTAGAAAAACCTACAAATCCAGATGCTGGGTCAAAGTCAATATTACCTTTAATATCAAAATTTAAATGAGATGTATTTCCTCCTGCATCATCACTATCTGTGCTTATTGTGGTCTGCCTATCTGATGCACTATGAGAAATCTTAAAAAAATCATCATCTGGGTCTAGTATATGGGCCATTTTGAGGTAGCAACCCACAGAAGCTTCATAACCTATAGAAACCATTTCATACGGACCTCCTCCAGCCTGATAAAACCATCTCCAATCTCCACCTGATAGATTAGCTTGTGCATCTCCTCCAATCTCAAAAGTTAAATCTCCAGATGTAATTAATTTATCTAAAGATGATATTGTTAAATCACCACTAGAATATGTGACATCTGATAAGTCGTTTAAGGCAGATACACTGGACCCTGTTCCTGTTTGTACAGGAGAACCATTAACATTAATAGCATCAGCATTAATAGTTCCCCTGACCTTCAATTCAGTTTCTGAAAGTTCTACTATAGTAATCTTATTGCCAACTTTTATTGCTTTTAATTCTCTATCTACAGGTGAATCATTTAAAAGAGATATTAAATTTTTCTTTTTAGTTTCAAAAAACTTTTGGAGTTTTACTATAGTATTTTTAATTGACATTAATTGTCTGAACGTAGTCCTTTAATAAAACCATTAACAAAAGCACCACAGGTATTATCTACTAAATCAATAAACCATGGCTCTACTGTTGAGGCCCAAACTCCTTTTGTCATCTTCCATTTACTTAGTCCTAGGGTTACTAAAGTCCCTAACCAGTAAGAACCTGTTTCTACCCATCCATAAATATCTTCATTTGGTATTCTTTTTAGTATCCATAAAGCTATAGCTCCTGAACCACCACCAAAAAGCATTCCTAAATTATTTGTTAAAAAATCCATTTTTACCTCCTAGGTATTTATTATCTATGTTAAAAAAAACATTATTAGTATCATTATAAATTTATCCAAAAACCACAAAAAAACCAATAAAGAGAATTTCTTATCAACTGATTTACTTATCCTTGTCACTCTTGCCATTGTTTTGTAATTTTTGTATTATTTGTTGTAATGCCCTGTAACTACCTTCTAATCTAGCTATTTCTTTGCCTGTATCAACTTGCATCTTTTTGATGGAATTGATAAGCCCAATTATAATAGATTCAATTCTAACTGATTGTTTTTCTAAATCTTTTCTTAAATCTTCCTGAATCCAGTGTTGCTGTCTCCAAATAAAATAAGAAAGGCAAATACAGCCCAATATTGGAAGGCCAAAGGTCTCCAATATGGAGAAAAAATCCACTACTTACCTCTCATTTTTCTTCTGACACTTTTAGAATAGCTTGCTCTTTGTTTACCTGCTTTAGTAGCCCTTCTTTTCTTTCTATTTTCATAGGCTTTTTGTACAGGTGTTAATGAAGCTCTTACAGATTTAGGTAAGTATCTACCTCTTTTACTCTTAGGTTTCTTTTTGTCTCCAGGGCTAACATAGTCCCATTTTTGTTTGGTCCATTTTCTTAATGATTTCTGTGATTTTTTTAATGCCATTATTTATAACCACCACCTTTTGCTTTATATTGTCTAGCAAGCATCTGGGCCTTCCTGGCTGACCATTGACCTGCTCTACCACCTTTAGTTCCAGCTTTAATTTTATTAAATAGCCTTCTTCTCATGGTAGGTTTTGTATAATTACCAGCTTTATTAACTGTGCTTTTTCTTTTTTTAGTATGTCTTGGCATTATTTTTTAATCCCCATATAGCTTAAAAATACTGTAATTAGAAATGCAAAAGTTGAACCTATAGAAATAATTTTACCAACCATTCTTTCATTTGCTCTAACTCTGCCATTTATTTTATCTAAATGGTTCTCACATTTATCTACTTTTTCTTTAATGTATAGAATATGGGTCATTAATATATCTTGCTTCTCATTCATTTTTTTTTCATTTTTAATTCAAAATGAGGGTAATCCCTGAATCCTGTATCTTTTGTATCAAAATCTCCATCCCAGTCATTTCCCCAAATTAGGTCAATTTCCATGGATTCTGCTATTCCTAATACATAACCTGCAAACAATGTAAATCTCTCCAAATTGTCCCATTCTATGGGATATGGAGCTACATCTACTGCATTTGATGGCATAGCATTATGCCTTCCATTAGGGTATTTAACTTTAGAGTTACCTTTTTCATAAGCTTCATTCTGGGCCTCTTCACCTCTGTGGCCACATAAAACTGAACAATCTACTTTCTCTATAACTTTATTAAATACTTTTTGTAAATCTGGATGGCAGGAGCTTAATCTTTTTTTGCTTCTGGTTCCGAATCTAGGCATTACTTTTTCTTTTTGGTTTTTTTCTTTGCTGTCTTTTTAGGTTTTACTTTTTTAGGTCTTTCTTTTACCACCTCAACCCAACCATCATCCATCCATTTTTTCATATCTGCATCATGTGGTATTTCTTTTGTAATCACTATAGTTTTTTTTATAATCATTATTCCTCCAATTTAAGGGGGGAGTTTCCTCCCCCCTTCATTATTAAGATTACTACTTATTAAGCATCTTTAAGAGCCCAAACTTTTTTATTGTTTGAGTTATCAGTTGTAAGTAAGCAACCATAAACAGTATCTGCAACAAATCTTGTAGATAATGTTGGTAAGTCATAATCACTTTGCACTCTTGCTTTCATACCATTTGCATAAGCTATGTGCATAGCATCTTTATGAATCATGTATCCAGCTAAGTGGTCAGCTTCTCCAGATTCTCCATCTGTAGCATTATAAAGTGGAGTTGTTGTTTGTGCATAAGATGAAGAATCAATAGCACAAACTATATTGTTAGAAATAACAACTGGAACACCACCAAGCTTACCAGCAAATCCACTAATTAATGGATTAGCATCACCAGCTAAACCAGTACCATCATATCTAGCAAAATCACCTAGCTTGAATAATGAGCTGTAAGTTGCAGGAGCTAATACTAAAGTATAATCCTCTACATTTGAATCAGATTCATATATAGCTTTTATCATATTAGCAACTCCAAGTGTAGTGATATCATAAGTGCCTGCTCCTGTGAAAACAATATTGTTTCCAGAAGAGCCACCATCTGCACCACTATTACCCTGGTCATTAAAAGTAACCTCAGAAAACAGCTTTTGAGCAAGATAAAAATCTATCTTTTTTGCTAAAGCATAGCCAAGCTTCTGTGTGTAAATATTCATTACATCAAAGCTTGATTGTGCTCTTGCTATATCAGTTATTGATACTGCTGATAAAGCTGATTGGTCTATTGATAAAGTATGCTCACCTTCTGATGATGTGCCAGCACTAAAGCTAATTGCTGAAGAAGCTAAAGCATTATTGTCACCACCATATAAAGATGTGGCTGTGATTTCACTATGTTTTGGTAGGTGAATCATGTCTCCACCACCTGCTACCAATCCAGATAAATCATTAGCTAAGCTACCAAAAACAAGATTTTTTTCAAAATAATCTTGTATAGCAACTCCCCAAATTTCAGGAATAAATTTATCCAGTACGGCATTTGTGGAATCTTGCAATCCACCTGATAATATTTTCTTACTATCCATTTCTATATTTCTCCTTAGTTAAGAATCACTTGATTCTACTCATAGCAACAGCCTCATAATATGCACGTTTTTCTTTTTCTGTCATTTCTGAATATGGCTTTTCTGGCTGTTTAACACCAACTTGGCCAGGTACAGCTTTCATAGAAACAGATTTTTTCTGTGCAGAAAATTCTTCAACTATTGCTTGTAGTGCATCAAATTTGAGATTCATGTTTTCAAATTTTTCACGTTTGTCCTCAGGAAGAGATTCTAATAATTTAGCTCTTTGAGTTTTTTTGAAACCCCTAGCCCATTCTGCATCTGTTTTATCTTTTTCCCAAAGCTCTTTATATTTATTTTGTTCAATAAGAGAATCTTCTTCAATTTTCTTATTTCTTGCTTTGAGTTTTTGTAATTCAGCTTCAGCTTGTTGTGCTCTGGCCCTCATTTTTT